TTCCATGTCAGTGAGGGCTTTTTCCTTTTCCCGCTTGAACTTGATGTTGTCGATCTTATTCATCGGATTAGTACGGATGATTTCCTCACGGTAGAGCCAGTTGTAGAAGCTGCTGAGGTCTCGGCGGATGTTGTCGCAGTAGCATTTCGACCCGCCCCTCGACAGAACTTTCGCCAGATAGACTTGAATGTCATCTGCGGTTATGGTGTCAGCATCCTTGCCGATGCCTCGCAGCGCCCTGCCGACTTCATCTTTGTACTGGCGCAGCGTGCGCTCCTGCCGCCCTGCAACGGCCTTGGCGAGCAGGAATTTTCGGAGATAGTAGTCGTTTTTGCCCTCGGTGTAGACCGCCAGAGCCTCTTGCTTTGGGGAAATCTGGTAGTCATCCAAAACCACCGTCAGCCTGGCTTTGACTCGCTCCACATCAATCTGGTCGTAGGGCATCAGAACCATCAGAATGCGGTCCAGCAGCTTATCGGCCAGTTTTTCATCTTCCATGTCATCACCTCATTTCAGAAAAAAGTCAGCTGCCCGTTCTTGGTTTCGTTCAACTCGGCGGGTTTCCATGTTTCCACTTTTTTAGTGGAAAGCGGGGTGGAAACCGGCGCTGCTGCTTTTGCAGGTTCTGTGAACGAACAGGGCTTTTTTGTGTCTTTCGCAGGCAAATCTGCCACTTTTTCGGGCTTTTCCGTGAACGAATTGACATTTTCGGGGCTTTTCCGTGAAC